GTGCTGGCTCCACGCTAGCACAGCCGATCAGTTAAAGTTGGTCGGTCAACTTGGACGGGTAAGCGTCTGCTACTCGTAATTCTACCTTATAGGTGATATCATGAGCAGCAAACGAAGTGTCGAAAAGAGCGTTAAGCTCCATAACGGCATGTTCTTAGTCCGCCTCGAAATCGATGGCCCCTCGTGCGAACTATACCTCGGCGAAAGCTGCGGTCAAGGTCAGTACGTAGGTGGATCAATCGACCTTCCGGAACTTCCGGAAGACATGCTTGAGGATCTGAAGGACTGGATTAACCAGCACTTGTGGAACCTCAGACATGGAGGCACCGCATGCAGCGAGTGATTGCTGTTTTGCGGCTCGTCCTGTGGGTGTTGCCGTTGTTGCGGCGACGCAAAGTCTCACGTCATCCCTTGGAAGGAGTTAAGCAGTGACCAGGCCTTCGTTTGAAACGAAGATCTCTGGTCGCTGGGAGCATAAAGAGAACGGGGTCCTGTTCGAAGGAACAGAGCTCGACGCTCAGTATGCTCGCGAGGTCGTATCCGGCGTAAGCCGGAGAAAGCCTACCGGGTGGGTTGACCCCACTCCGTACTCCTTCACTCGTGAGCGGAGGTCTAGATGTATTGGAGCGTATAGCAGACGGACTGTCGACACGTATGATGGCTCTGTCCTCGGTATGAGGCAGGTCACCGGCGTGGTTGACAACCCCGTGACTGGACTCTCGTCCAGTCTTGATCTGTTTAACGCTGCGTATATCCAGCCCTCGTCGTTTCCTGCCTCCTTAGTTGATAGGGCCGTAGTTAAGGCCCGATTGGCGATGAAGGACCAAGATGTAAATCTTGGAGTTGCTTTTGCTGAGCGTTCTCGTACAGCAAGACAGCTGGGAGACACTGCTCTGACCCTCGCAAGAGCCTTTATGGCTTTGAAACGAGGTGATGTCGCTTTAGCAATGAAGCGGCTCGGTCTTACTGACCGTGAGCACCAGTGGCGCGGCAAATCCGTCATCGAAAGATGGCTGGAGCTGCAGTACGGCTGGAAGCCTTTACTCTCCGATGTATATGGAGCGTGCGACGCCCTTGAGAAGGCGCCGTCGAGTCACTGGATGGTGACTGGTAAAGGGTCGGCTCGGGAAAATACGGATGTGCACATTACAGCGTACACAGACCCGAACTTCCGATACGATACCTATGTGAAGGGCTTTAATGGGGCGTTCGTCCGGATAGACGCAGCGCCTGAGAATGAGCTTTTGCACACTCTCGCAGCCCTAGGAATCACCAACCCCCTTGAAATTGCTTGGGAGTCGGTTCCGTACTCGTTTGTCGTTGACTGGGCACTCCCTATCGGCTCCTGGCTTAGCTCGCTTGATGCGATGCTCGGCTATGGAGAGACAAAGTGTTCGATATCAACGATGCAGCGACATGAGTGGGATGTGCGTAGCGTTCCTTCTTTCGAGAGGACGTCACGCACAATTGTTGAAACTACCACTCAGTCGTGGCGAGCACGGAAAGAGGCTGTCCGCCTTAATAGGACGGTTTCCTCAAGTGTTCCATTGCCAACACTTCCTCGGTTTAAAGACCCGAAGAGTTTGGCTCACATGGCAAACGGCCTAGCTTTATTGGCCCAAGCCTTCTCACGTCCTTAACGGGGCGTATCCATGACGGTGGAATCCTCCATTGTCATAACCTCAACAGAAACACGGAGCAATACATGCCCGCACTAACCGCTGTGTCCATCAATGATGGCGCTACCACCCCTGCCTCCCACACTTTCTCGCCGGTTACTTCTAACGGCTCGAAAGCAGAGTGGGCTGACCGCAGCAGCACTACGCCTGCTGGCTATCGCACTATCAGCAATGAAGTGCGCAAACCGGCTTCGGCGAATGCTGCTTACCGAAACCTCAGTCAACTTATGCTTCCAGTGGAAGCGACTGTGGACGGTTCGGTCAAGGTGGTGGGTTACAACTCTATCAAGATCGATTTCAACTTCCGTCAGGAGTCGACCGATCAAGAGAGGAAGGACGCCGTAGCCTATGCCGCGAATTTGCTGGCATTGACTGCGTACAAGAACGCTATTATTAGTAACGAGCCTCACTGGTAAACTAGTGAGACCGCGTGCTAGTCGTCGCGCTCCGCACGAGGGGGGTTCGCAAGAACCTTCCCTCGCGTCCATCGTTCAGGGGATGCCCTTTGGGCTCCTCGCTATTAGGATATTCCTATGGCTCGTAACTCTCCTCGCCGTAATCGGCGTGTTGACCGTCCTTCAAAAGGGCGGAAAGGTGGTTATAGACTCCGCTTCAATCTCGCCAAGTTTCACACCTGCATCGCAGGCGTGCTTGGAGAAGATGTCACCAACGCCGGAAGACCTGGCGGAGGTGAACCGGCTTTCACCGCTGGACCTAGAGAAGCTCTGTCAAGTTACTTATTGGCAGAACTCCTCTCGAAGTTCGACGATGGAGCCGTAAATCCCGAGAAAGAAGCCACCACGTGGGAGCGATTCCACGAGGCTGAGGCTCTCTGTTTCGAAACGAACCAACGTCTGACCGCTTTGGGCTTTGGCCCATACCAGCAAGCACTTTCGCTTGCTCGTAAAATCGCGGATAGGATATTGGGCCCGTTCGACTGGGACCTGGCTGCGAAGTTTTTCGATTTTGGACCCGGAGCAACTACTCGGGTCCCGAGACGTAGAGCTGATGCGGCGTATAAATTTTCCGGTAACCCGGAGACCACCATAGGCTGTGCGATCCTCGCGGATGCGGCTATTCGCCACACCCCATACTGGACTTCCAGTATCTCGGAATTACCCCCCGAGGAGGGCCTGGGCTATTGCAAAATAGTACCAGGGAATCGCATTATTACTGTGCCGAAGAACTACAAGACGGACCGTACGATCGCCATCGAACCCGACATGAACATGTATGTTCAGAAAGGGATCGGTGCGGTCATGCGGCAAAGACTTCGTCTTGCCGGATGCAACCTGGATGATCAAACCCGAAACCAGAGACTTGCCCAGATTGGGAGTCTTTGTGGTACACTTGCTACCATCGACTTGTCGATGGCTAGTGATACCGTATCTAGGGTGCTCACATCCATGATGATCCGTGAGGACTGGCTTCTTGCTCTTGAGCAAGTGAGGAGCCCGTTCGGAGTTCTTCCTTCTGGTGAGAAAATATTTTACCAGAAGTTCTCGTCCATGGGTAATGACACTACGTTCCCGTTAGAGAGTTTGATTTTCTACTCCCTAGCGTTAGCGTGGTGCCACATCCATGGCGAGGAGGTGTCTCGTGTTTCAGTCTACGGGGATGATATTATTCTCCCCTCGGCTGTTGCGGAAAGTTTCTCTGGCCTCCTATCTTATTGTGGATTTAAAGTCAACAGTAAGAAGAGCTATTGGGCTGGTCCGTTCCGTGAAAGTTGTGGTAAACACTACTTTCAAGGGCACGAGATATCGCCGTTTTACGTCAAGACCAAAGTGCGTCATTTGACGGATCTCTTCCTTCTCCATAACAACCTGCAAAGGTGGTTGTGGCGGAGCTGGGACCTGTTGAGTGAAACCGAGATCCAGGGTGTAGAAAAGCTCCTTTGCACCCTGAGAAATCTCGCACCGAGCGATTGGCGTAGGCAGAGACTACCCGATGGGTACGGAGATGGCGCTTTCGTTGGAGTCTTTGATCAACTCCATCTTGAGCCCCATCCCGACGGCTGGGAAGCCTGGCAAATCGAAGTGTTCTTACCTCTTAGTGAGGTGGAGTACGTCGACGTACCTGGGCTCCTACCTAAAGCCATGCGATGTTTATATCGCAGGCCTAGGCGTCCTTTGGTGGGTTATGTTTACTCACCGGACGAAACCGAGTTCTCTGTTTATCCCGCAAGGGAGACGGCAGCACGAACAGTTAATATAATCGTGCCACAGTACGCCCTAGGGTATTAAAAAACCCTAGTTTTCC